TGCAGAGATTGCAATTCAAATTGAAGACAATATAGAAGCGCAATCAGACCAGCAGAATAGCGAAGATGAGCTTGAAAGATACACCAAAAATGTGTCCAAGCGCATAAATAAACTCAACGAAAAGAATCGACAATCAGAGCAGAGAGCGCAATTAGCTGAACAAGCGTTGATTCAACAGGATCAAGAGCTTCAAAGATTAAGGGCTTTAGCGCAGCAATCAGAAGCGAATAGCTTGGATAAAGAAGAAGAAGCTATCAAAGCCAAAGAAATGCAAGTTGATGAGCTTTACAAAAAAGCCATGCAAGCTAATGATGTGGATTCTATATCGAAGGCTGATACTTTAAAAACAGAGCTTGTAATACAAAAAGAAAAATTAAGAATTGCAAAACAAAACAGTCAGAAAAAGACAGAAGAGGCTCAACAACCTCAACAACCTGTTTATCAACAACCACAACAAGCTCCAGCACCTAGCGAAAAAGCGTTAAGTTGGCAGGACAATAATCCTTGGTTTGATGAAAGCAAACCAGATTTTAATAGAGAAGCCCATTATTGGGCTAGAGTGGTTGATGAGTTTTTGGTTGAAGAAGGGTTTGTCCCTGATTCAGAAGAGTATTACAATGAATTGAATGATAGAATTTCTAAAAGATTTCCAGAGTTGCAAGCAAGCAATCCTGAAAATACAAATGTCGATCAAAGTGTTAGCAGCCCATCGATGCAAAGAGTTGCCCCTGCTTCAAGAAGCCGACAAAAAACATCAGACCCAAAAAGTGGGGTTAAGTTTACAAGAGATGAGATGGAAAGACTAAGACCTCTGAAGCCACATAACATGTCAGAAGAGGATTGGTTTAAATCAGTCGCTATGGAAAAGCAGAAAATAATGCAGAAACAAGCGTAAGCATAAGGAGTAAATATGACCTCAACCAGACAATCTCGTGAATCCGAAGCGCACGATAACAAGACTCGCAGAAAACCTTGGCGACCAGTTCGCCGCCTTGAAACTCCTCCAGCACCAGATGGTTACGTTTATCGTTGGATAAGGGAATCCATGTTGGGGCAAGAGGATAGAAGCAATATGTCAAGAAGACTCAGAGAAGGATGGGAACTTGTAAAAGGTTCTGACCTCCCTGATGAATGGCAGCTTCCCACAATGGATGAAGGGCGACATTCTGGCGTTGTATATAATGAGGGTTTGATCCTTGCGAAAATACCACAAGAAACTGTTGATGAAAGAAATGCCCACTACGAGGCAGTCAATCAGAATGCAAAAGATGCTTTAGACAATACTATGTTCTCTGAAAGTTCAAAAGACAGTCGCTATGTTAAGTATGATCCACAAAGGTCAACCCAAGTAACATTTGGTAGAAACTAACAGGAGAAAAGCATGGCGAATAAAGACGCAGCTTTTGGCATGAAGCCAGTCAGAATGATTGGTGGAGGTGCTTATACTGGCGGTCAGAGTCGTTATCGAATTGCAGCTAACTATGGAACAAGTATTTTCCAAGGTGACATGGTTGCTCAAGTTACTGGCGGCGGCATTGAAGTTCACGCAGATGGTGGCACAGTGCCGATTGTCGGCGTGTTCAATGGTGTACAATACACTGATCCCACAACCAAAGAGCAGGTTTATAGCAATTACTATCCTGCCAGCACAAACGCTTCAGATTTGATTGCGTTTGTTATTGATGACCCCAACGTAGTTTACGAAGTCCAAGCAGACGCAGCATTTCCAGTTGCGGATCTCTTCGGCAACTTCGACATCGTTTATACTTCTTCAGGCAGCACTGTCACAGGAATTTCTGGAGCAGAGCTTGAAGTATCAACTGGCGCAACAGGCACTAGCTTGCCTATTAAAGCCATCGATATTTCAGAAGATCCTGAAAATGACGATGTATCATCAGCAAACACTAACGTGCTGGTAGTCATTCAAAACTCAATTTACGGCGTTAAAGGCGCCGGCTTAGCTTAATAGGAGGTTAGATAATGGCTATTTCAAGAGCACAACTTGCTAAAGAGCTAGAGCCGGGTTTGAACTCGCTCTTCGGCCTTGAATACAACACCTATGACCAAGAGTACACAGAGATCTTCAGTGTAGAAGATTCTGATCGCGCTTTTGAGGAAGAGGTTTTGCTGACTGGTTTTGGCTCCGCGCCAACTAAGTCAGAGGGCCAAGGCGTACAGTTCGATAACGCAAACGAAAGTTACACAGCCCGCTATACCCACGACACGGTCGGGTTGGCTTTTGCCCTTACTGAAGAAGCGGTCGAAGACAATCTTTACTCGTCACTGGGTAAGCGATACACCAAAGCACTTGCACGATCTATGGCTAATACCAAGGAAGTGAAAGGTGCTGATGTATTGAACAACGCTTTCAGTAGTTCGTTCACAGGTGGTGATGGAGTGTCTTTAATTAACACTGCACATCCACTGGCTGGTGGCGGAAGCGCGGCTAACCGCGCCACGACGATGGCAGACCTGAATGAGACATCCTTAGAGGATGCGTTAATCGACATTTCCACGTTCACTGATGACAGAGGTCTAACGATTTCTGTTCAGGCAACCAAGCTTGTGGTTCCCCCACAATTGGTTTTTGTTGCTGACAGAATCTTGAATTCTGATGGCAGAACTGGAACTGCTGACAACGACATCAACAGCATCAAGAATACTGGAGTGATCCCCGGTGGTTACACAGTGAATCATTATCTAAATGATCCAGATGCTTTCTTCCTTCTAACCTCAGTCACTGAGTCAGGAGAAGGTTTGAAGATGTTCCAAAGAACTGCGATGGAAACCTCAATGGAACCTGATTTCTCAACAGGTAACATTCGGTACAAGGCCCGTGAGCGGTACTCCTTCGGCTTCTCTGATTGGAGAGGCGTGTATGGTTCGCAAGGCGCATAACAAAGCGCATAAAAAGAAAGGGGCGAAAGCCCCTTTTTTATTAACCTTAATAGTGTCGTTATGCAAGCATTTATAGTAATGTATTAAGACTTGCAATTATTAATAGTTTATGTATAATGTCTTTGAACTCAAAGGAAACCAAGCATGGAACAATTAGTCAAAGACGTAGAACAAAGACTTGAGGCATTTTTGATCAAGTCAGAAGCTGCTCGAAAGGCTTATCAGGATCGCGTGATTGCCAAAGGCGAATCCTTGAACGATGGCTTGAGGCCAACCATAGGACTGAGTGGGCGATTACACGCGCCACGCGATTACTACATTTATGAGTGGGATCTCTATGGCACTTTGCAGGAAAAAGAGTTTATGGCTGGAGAGTTTTTGCCTTGGGACACAAACGAGCCAGATGTTTATCAGATGCAATTTGATGGAAAAAGCAATGGCAAAAGAATTGACTACGTTGATGCTGTAATGGCTGACAGGTTGGAGCGAGCATTTTCTGCTTTGCCAATTAACGTCAGCAAGGGCAGAGAGTTTGAGTCTGATGGCAAGTATTTATGCCACCTTTATGTCAACACCAGATGCACAGAAGCGTTTGAGATGATCGAAGATTTTGTTTATGGGCCACGAAGAGAAGCTGCTCGAATCAAGAAAGAAAAAGAAGAAGCAATCTACGATGCAGCAGAGCCTGTACCAACTGGCAGGGTGGCAATCACTGGCACAGTCTTGGGAACCAAAGCGCAGGAAACACGATTTGGCACTGTGTTCAGAATGCTGGTTCAGGATGACAGGGGATTCAAGGTTTATGGTTCAATACCAGCTTCCTTGCCAAGTCCCAAAGGCAGAACAGTCACGTTCATGGCAGCAGTTGAGCCTTCTGATGATGATCCAAAGTTTGGATTTTTCAAGAGGCCAACCAAAGCTGAGTTCACAGATTCAATTGAGGAGATCGCATGAGAATAAAAGGAAACATCGTTGAGGCAGCAATAGGTAAAGAATGTCACGCAACAGAAGAAGATTATCACGCCAGAGAATATGGAGATCGTCAGGAGTATGACCCAGTTGCAGACAAGACTTTTTACAGCATTATTACGAAGACTGAGGAAGGTAAAGTCTTTAGACACCAGTATGGTTTTTGTTTAGACGATTACAAAAAAGCTGAGGCGTTCGCTAAGAAGATTAACGAAACAGATAGAGAATGGAACGAAGATTGCTGGAGATTTGATCGTTACATTTATGGGTCTGTCGCTTTTCAGAAAAACGAAGCACACGCAAATTACATGATGATGGACGAAGAAGAGAAAGCATTTCATTATGGCTAATTTTAGCCTAAACTTGTGTGGTCATTATGGCGAGAACAATAAGGTTCAAGCTGGTTCAACAACATAGGAGAACTGTACATGACTACTCATTTTACAAGTGGAGTAACAAACGTTTCAGCAGATGGAACGCTTGGTAAATTAAAAGCTCCTGCACCGCACAAATATCACTCGTACTTCAACGACTTTGACACTTACTTAGCAAGTGATTGGACAATCACAACAACAGAAGGTGGATCTGGAAACGCCAGTGAAGCTTTGACTGATGGTGATGGTGGTCTGCTGCTCATCACAAACGATGACGCTGACAACGATCATGATTTTTTCCAGCTTGTTAAAGAAGGATACAAGTACGAAACTGGAAAGCAATTAGCGTTTAACATGCGATTTAAAACAAGTGACGCTACTCAATCAGACATTGTTGCTGGCTTACAGCTAACAGACACAACTCCTCTGGATGTCACAGACGGCATTTTCTTTTTGAAATCTGATGGGGGCACAACTGTCACGTTTATTGTCGAAAAAGACAGCACACAATCTACTTTAGATTTGGGTACTGCTTTGGCTGACGATACCTTTATGACTGTTGGGTTCTTGTATGACCCCAAAGATCAGAAGTTCCATGTATTCCAAAACAACGTTTTAGCTGGAACAGTTGTAAGCACAAATGCACCAGATGACGAAGAGTTAGCTTTGTCTTTTGGTATTCAAAATGGTGCTGCTGCTGCAAAGACTTTGACAGTTGATTACATTGGTGCGTACAAGGAACGAACTGCTGTCACTGAACTTTAAACAGGAGGTGAACGATGGCTGATGCCGTAGCTTCACAAACTATCCAAGATGGTGAGCGCACTGCTGTTTTAAGATTCACCAACGTCAGTGATGGCACTGGTGAGTCTGCTGTTAAAAAAGTAGACGTTTCTGCTTTGGCTACAAACTCAATGGGTCAGGCTTGCACTGAAGTACATATTCAGCGCATTTACTGGGCGACAGTTGGCATGTCAGTGAAGTTGGATTTTGACGCAACTTCAAACGTGTTAGCGATTGGGTTGCCAGCAGATTCGACAGGTGATGAATACTATGACAATTTTACTGCGATCCCAAACAACGCAGGATCAGGTAAAACTGGTGACATAGATTTCACCACCACTGGACACAGTAGTGGTGACACCTACATGATTATTCTTGAGTTGATCAAGAAGTACGATTAGTAGATGGCGATTTCCAGATCGCAAATGCCCATGCAAGTGTCACCTTCCTTCGAGGAGGAGGGTGGCATTCGCTATTTAAATCGTGGTGGAATACAAAACAGGGGTGGAACGAGAGTTGATCCAGCTTCTTTTTATGGTCAGGGATCTAGGATGTTTGCGAACATTCTGGGTAACCAGATGGGTTTTAGAAACGCGCCTCTTGTTGGAGAAAGACTTACTAATTTAGCAGACACTGGATTCCAAAGGGCTGGGCAAAGATTACAGTTCTTGCCCGGAGCCAGAGGAATTGGCAACCTTGTAAATAGAGTTGGCAGAAGAGTCAACCAATTTAACCGATTTCGAGAAGCTTTTAATCCAATGTCTTATTTGACCAACCCCAATCCTAGAGGTGGTGGACTCTTTGGCTTGAGGGGAAGGGGTGGCCCACTGGGGTTTGGTTTGATAGGAAGAAGGCGACCTCCAAGGCAGCAAATCGATCCCACAATGATGAACACTAGACAAGACGTTCAAAATTATATGGACAACATTGCAGCAGGATCAACAAGATCTGCTCCAGTTTCATTTCAGGATTTGTCAGCCAGACAAATGCAATCAATTATTGACCCATTTGCAGGGCAAGGGCCAATAGGACCGGGAATGGATTTAGATTCTTATGGATTTGGTCAAAGCATTCAAAGACCTGATGCGACAGGAATCGCTGAAGAAGTTAACAGACAAGTAATGGAAAGCTTGCCATTTTATCAACAGAATCTTTCATTGCCTGAAGGTGAATTTTACAGACTGATTAACAAAGAAACAGGTCAGGAAATCATGTCAGGCAGACAGCATAAAGACTACAGACCAAAAGGCCCATCTTTTTCTAGGATGGGTGGGTCACTTTAACTTAACAAGGAGCAACAATGTACAAGCGAACTAAAGGCGCATCGATGAGAAAAAAATCCAAAGGTGGTGCGATGCGTAAGATGTCCAAGGGTGGCACTCTTAAAAAAATGAAGACTGGTGGTACAGCAATGAAAATGACCACTGTCAATGGAAAAAAAGTTCCTGCTTTTGCTGCTGATGGAAAAGGCTCTGGAGATTTGAAAAAGAAGTCCAAGGGTGGCGCAATGCGTAAGATGTCCAAAGGAGGTTCTTTGAAAAAGAAATCTAAGGGTGGAGCAATGCGTAAGATGTCGAAGGGTGGCGCGATGCGTAGAATGAGCAAAGGCGGTAAAGCTAAGAAGTAAACATTGTCATATTTAATTAGCAACATCCCACACTTTAAGGTGTGGGTGAGGCGTGAATTTACCCACAACCACGAACAATATCATGACGAATATTTACATGGATTGGCGATTGCAGTTAACACAATTCCTGACAGGTCTTTGAGTTTTCAAGTGGTGTTTACTGGTTGTGAAGCTGATTGTGATGACTGGGATGAGGGCAACATTCATGGTGGAGCCATGTGGGCAAGGATGCCAATCCAAGGGCTTGTCTGTGACATGCCTATGGAAGACTTTCCAAAACCTATGGATGATCATTTATCCCAGCCTTGGGACTGTGAGTCTCGCGATCATTCTGTGGTGGTGCTTGATCGCGTAAGCTCCTCGCCTTGGATTGCTAAGATCGATGGAAAGTTTTACACATCTAAATATTTGTTTACTGTAGATTACACTGATTCACATATCGCTGATGATCCTGCCCAACACAAACAAAGCCATGTATTATGTATAACAGAAGAAGGTCAGTGGAAAGGAAATTTGGTGGCTTTACCTAACAACAGAGTCAGGGCAACATCTCCGGCACTTTGGGTGACAGGCGAAGGTGCTCCAGACTTTAAGCCTTCTCAATGGACGCATTCAGCAGAAGGTCATGATAGTTATTTAG